AGCGCGAACACGCCGAAGTCCTGTGCACCCACGTTGTCCATGTTGAAGGTCACCTTCTTGACGCCGAAGATGCTCGAGGTCGTGATGACCACCTTGTCGCCGTTGTCGCGGGTTTCCTCGTTCCAGTCGAAACGCAGGTTCGTTCCTGGCGAACCGTAAGCGGCCACCATGCCCTGAGAACCCAGGAACAGCGCGCGGGCGGCTTCCACGTTCGCGCCAGAGCCAGCCGTGTTGAAACGAATCGCGTTGCGGTGGCTGTGCAAGATGCAGTTGCGGTACATGCCCAGCGTTCCCTTGAACAGAGGGCTCGCGCGGCCTTCGGAGCCGGCAGCAGCCTTCTGAATGTCCAGCCACTGGCCGGTGTTCGTGTTGGAGCGGAGATCGTCCTCCTGGAACGTGTGCATGACACACACGAAAGTCTCCATGCCGTCGATCTTGCACGGCTGCAGGACAGGGATGTTCGTAGCGCCGCCGCCCTGAGAGTCAGCCTTGGTCTTGGCGCGATCGATCAAGCGCAAGTCAAACTTGTCGGCCGAATCGATGTTGTTGAATGCCGTGGCATCGTTGCCGTACAGCACATGGTTGGCATCCGGAGACACCAGCGCGTTGTTCGCGCGGCCGGTATAACCAACTGGCACCAGGAAATTGGCATTGATGCCGCGGGCGCCAGAGCCATAGATGAACAGGAGTTCGTCCTGCAGGCGGCCCCACCAGCTGGACTGCTGGCGCTTGGCCTTCTCGCGCAGGTTGTTGAGCGTGCGCTTGCGGGTCATGCGACCGCCAGTGTTCACACCGCAGCGCGCTTGATCGATGTAGATCGTGTCGCTGTAGAAGCGCTGAGCCTCTTCCTTGCCTTCGAGAATGTCCTCGCCTTCGACCGGCGCCATGCGCAGTTCGGCCAGCAAGTCGTAGGCGATCTGTTCGCCAGCGTCGGATTCGAGATCGGTCAGGATCTGGACGGGAACCTCGGCTTCGGCGCCGCGGCCCATGAATCGCTGATTCCAGTAGGATTTTTGAGACTGGTCATAGGCCAGCAGGCCGGCCCAGCGCTTGACTGATTTTGCGTCGTTGACGCCTACGATTGTCCGGGCCATATGCCACTCCTTTAAGGTTGAACTCAAAAGAGCACGTCATGCGCCCAATTCGATTACTGACGTTGAGAATTTCGCATGCTTGGCACGGAATCAGCCGCGCCAGCTTCCTGAATTTCAGTTGATTTCTTGATATCGAGATCCGCTGGCGCTACAACACGCAGACGGGCCAGGCGGCCGCTCTTTTGTAGCAATGTGATCTGGATGCGTGATGGACCGAGGACAAGCACGTCCCCGGCCTTCACGTCCCACACCGTCGATGTGTTGCGGCCTGCCATCACTCCCCGCGGGAGAACTTTTCGCGCTGGGCCGGGGTCATGCGCGCAATGGCAGACTCCAGGGCATCGCCTTCGAGCGCATCCAGGTGCGCAAACTCGCCGGCAACATCGCCCGGACCATCGCCACCTGGCACATGCGCCAGCGTTGCGGGCGTCGCGCTCAGGTTCGGCTTGCGCTTTTCACGCGCTTCGGCGATCGGGTCTTTCGGCGGGTCTGTCTTTGCCGGTGCGGGCGCAACACCGTGCAACGCCTGCACGCGCTTGTGCGCCTCGGACAGAAACCAGTCCATGGGCTTGTCGCTGGTCTTTTCGTCGTTGGCCAGGGCCTTGACGAACATATCGAGGTCTCCACGGCGCGCCTCGTCGGTCTGGTAGTCAAACCCGCCAGACTGCTTCACGCTGGAGAAGAACCCGTTGACCGTATTGGCCCAGGCCTGCGCAGCGCTTTGCGCGGTCATGTCCTGCGAGATCTCTGCCTTCGTGCGAAGCAGGTTCAGGTTGTCGCGCTCAGATTGCAACGCTGCGTTGTCGGCGTCGAACTGGTCGAGGTCGATCTCGCCCGCCTTGAACTTGGTCCGTAGATCAGTGGTCTTGGCGGCCAGGGCGTCGACCTGTTCCTGGAAGTTCTCGGGGAGCTTGGCCACGTAGGCCGGTGCAGCCTGTTGCAGGGGGGCCGCAGCAGCCGCTGTGTCCGTTGCCGCGGCCGGCGTAGTGACGGTATCTGCAGCAGCGGCCGGCGTGGCAAGCGCCTTGACTTCGGTGGCAATCACAACGGGGTTGCCGTTGGCGTCGATCACTTCGTCGGTGTCGTCCGCATCGTCATCGGTTTCTGTGGCGCCGGGCGTGTCGCCATCGCCGGCAATGCGTTTCAGGGACGCCAGTTCATCCGGCGTGTATTCGTGGTCCTCGATCGCGGCACGCTCTTCGTCGGTCAGCGTCGAATACAGGTCCTTGTCCAGGGTTGCAGCTACAGCACTCATGCGCTTTCTCCTTCAATGGTGGGGGTGATTGCGATGGGTCAGGATCCGTCTTTGCCTTCTGTGGCAATCGAGGCCATGTCCATCATTCGGGCTTTTGCCATGGCTTTCACTTTGGCCAGGCGCTTGGGGTCAGCTTCGATCTTTTCGCACTCGATCATGGTGCGGAGATCCGACTCAGCTTGCCAGTCGTCCTCGCCCCGAATGGATGCAATCGTGTTGCCTTTTGCTTTGGCCATTGTTCACTCCTTGGAAAGTTTTGAATCTGCCATGCTTGCCACGAATCAGGCCGGCTGTGGTTGTGGCGCAACCAGCATCTTGTATTCGCCCGCGCTAAGACCGCGGTCGTCGACGTACACGGCCGTCATGGCTGCGTCCTTGTGCCCCAGCAGGGTTTGCACGTCGACCCCTTGCGCCCGGTACATCCTGGCCGACAAGGAGCGCACTTCATGCAGGCTGGGCCATTCATGGTCCCCATGTGCCTCCCGCCCGAGAAGGCCGCGGATCGTTTCATTGAAGCGCGTGCTCAGTGACGACTCTTCAATCTTTCCGCCACCAGCGATGCGCAGCAGATTGCCGCCCGGCTTGGCACTTTCCCTGCAGTGCTCCACAACGTCAGCCAGCGTCATACCGATCGCGTCCAGGCGCAGCGTGAGGGGCAGCGCAATGCGCGCGCCATGCGGCTTCCCGGCCTTCTTCTGTTGCTCGATGTAGAGGTGCCCGTCCCGGATGTCGTCAAACTGCATCTTGGCCAGGTCCGCACGGCGCTGGCCGGTGACGATCGCCAGCAGCAGCATCGACACCACCCAGCGTTGCCGGCCTGCATCGGCCAGTTTGCGCATGCCGGTCCATGTCTCAAAGTCCAGCCGCTTGCGCTTGATCTTGTGCGCTGGCGGGCGAACGTGGGCCGCAGGGCTGTTCTCTGCCCAGCCGTTGGCGATGGCCTCCATGTAGACCTCGCGCACTTCGGCCAGCACACGCCTCGCGGTGGAGGACCGGATGGGCAAGAATTCACGCAGGCCACTGGATATGTGATGTGGCCGCAATTCTGCGATGCCATGCGCTCCCCACAAGCGCCGAACGTGCCGCAGGTTCGCCATGCGATTCTTGACGGTCTGCACGTTGTAGTCGCGCTCAGACAACAGGCGCTCGTACAGCGGGAGCCAATCGGCCAGGGTGCGGCCCGGTGGCGTCGGCGGGACCAGCACAGGCGCAGGAGGGGCCGGCGCAGTGGTCAAGCCTTCGACCAGCTTGAGCAGCCTCTTTGTCAGGCGCTTTTCAAGTGCCTTGAGTTTCTTTTTGCCCAAAGCGAAAGTTCACCGGCAGGGGATGGGATTAAGCTCTGATCTGCCAATCAAGGTGCGCGATCTGAGCCGTCGCCGTCGCACTTGCCCCGCCGATGATCCGAAGCGATGGCTCGATGACGCCGCAGTCCGCTGCAACTTGCACCCAAGGCGTCTGGAAGCGGAGCATTTTGTTCAGCGGAAGTTGGCCGACTTTGTAGCCGTAGAGCCCAGTCAACGCAGGGCCTTGGACAACACCCCAGGCGCTGGCATTTTGGCCGGCTGTGTACGTTGTTCCGTCCATTTCAAAGGTGACGCCAGCGGCGAGATTCCCAAATGCTGCCGTGTACTGCTTGAGTTGCAAAATGCAAAAGATATTTTCCGTGGCGTGAGCCGTGAAATACAGTTCCGCCACCGACCGCACCCAAACGCCCGCCACAAGTTCTGGAATTTTCATCCAGACCACGGTGCCGTCTGTCACCATGCCTCCGATGGATGTCGGCAGCGTTCCGGGTTCCGATCCTGCCGACGTACCGGGCTGCACCACTTTGTAATACAGGCCGTTGGTGAACTTGCGAATCTCGCCCTGGATGTACGCCGCCGTACTCCCTCGCAGGTGGACGGTTGTGCTGACGCCGCTGATGTACTGTGCCGCTCCAGTGCATGGGAACACATTGATGATTTCCCCTGCGCCGCCAATCGTTGCAGCGACTTGGATCAACTGCCCACGGCGACCATCATCACGCGCAACGGCACCGGGGGTTACTACCGCCGAACTTGTGCCCGTTCTGGTGAAATTCCACCCATCCGGTCCCGTGCCAGTAACACCCGTTCCGAGCGATGCCTTGTTTGTCCCGGTCGTGTTGTTGCCATTCCCACGCGGGTTCGCCGCAAGGCTGTATGGGCTTGTGAGTGCCTCAACCTCAGAATTGCGGGCCGACAATCCGCGCATCTGCGAAATCCTCCACCGCTCTTGCGCCATTGCCATCGAGCCGCTGTCGTTGGGGTGCAGGTAAGTCGGCTCGGTTACGACAAACAGGCTGATGTCCGCACCCTCATTTGCCCCGCTTGAAGACTCCATCACGGCGCAAAGATCAGTGATGAAAAGCGCCGGGTTCGTACCGTTCGCGGCGCGGATCAGTTGGTTTAATTGCTTGGCGGCTGCGTGCTGTATGGCTGTGATTGTGCTGCTGCGCGATGCGCTGGGCGGAAGCGTGCAGAGTTCGACTTCAATGCCTGCCCGCAGGAGTGGCGTGACAATCAGCGTGTTCAATGATGCGTAAATTGTCGCCGCCGCTTCCGGGGTCGTGGCCCCATACGTATCGTTGGTGCCGGCCAGCACAACGCACCTATCAGGAGCGTCGGTGATGATCTGAGGGACCAGCGTAGCGATCTGTGCGATCGTGTACCCACCGACAGCGCGAGTTGTGTGCAGTCTCAGCATCCCCATAGACAGTGTCTGGGCGAGGAAGCCCATGCCATCGGCACGCGGGCCGTTGAGCCCGGATGCAACCGTTGGAATGTCCCGGCTGCTGATGGAATCGCCAAGGTACGAAACTCGCAGGTAATTGCGCGACATGCGGTCGCCCAATACGAGATTCCCAGCCCCATCCACCGCGGCCCCGTTTACGAGCCTGAGGATGTCCACCTGGTCGCCGGGCCGGCGCTCATAACCAACAACATCGTTGTTGTCGTCCGTGACCCAATTGACGTTTTGATTTACTCGCGTTGCGCCTGTCATTTCGATCTCCTTCGAAGGTGTTGCCTATTTGGCTTGGCCATAGGGTGGCATGCTTGCCACGGTCACGAATTCAGCAGGGATAAGATCAATGCGTCCTCTGCGGTGCGCCTGGCGCTTCGGATCAACGCATCAAGCTCGGCCCGCTCTTGAGCGGCAGCAGACGTTATGGTGGTCGCGCTTGCGGCCTTCGGGTTTGTGACGCTGGTCGACATGCCCGAAGTCGCTGCAGCGGGAGTCGGAAACGCCTGTGCGGGCGCTGGCGCCTTTGCATCCGGCACGACGATATGTTGCTCTGGATCTGCCGATGGCTTTGCCACAGGAGCCCTGGAATCCCTCGCGGTGCGCTCTTCAAGGTAGTCCCAATGCTTTCGAACATCGTCGGCGGTCAGATCATCGACGGGGCCTTGGCGCTTCTTGCCTCCGTAAACCTGAATTTGATGGTCAACAACTGGCAGATCCCCGTTGCTCGCCGCCCCCGCCGGCGCAGTCAACACCGCCGCCATGAAGCTGGCGAACGCCTGGGCGCTCCCGGTCGCCGTGGCGGTCGGCGCTGTCATGGTCACGCCAACAAATGCGCCGGATGCAGTGGCATGGCCCGCACTGCTTGCCGTGCCCGTGGGTGCTGTCAGTGTTGCGCCTGCCAGTGCTCCGGCCGCCAAGGCGCTTCCTGTGGCCGTCCCAGTCGGCGCAGTGAGCGGCAGCCCTGCCGGCGCCCCAGATGCCTGGGCGCTTGCCGATGCTGTGGCCGTTGGCGCTGTGAGCGTCGAGCCTGCGGGGGCGGTGCTGGCGTTGCCGTCAGACCCACCCCCCGCACTCGGCACCCATCCTACTGGCTTGTCCGCAACGGGTGCCGCCGCGACTGTCATGGCTTACAGACTCGCAGCAAGGGCAAAGATGGCGTCTACCTCGGCGTCAGACTTGCCGAGTGCCTGTGCCATCGTTTGCAGGAATGCGTTGTCGCGCTGGAACTCCTGCGACTCATCAAACGCAATCTGCAGCTCGACATCGCCCGATGCAGCGACTGCTCCCTTGATCGTTGCCAGCAGGCCCGCACGGTGCAGGGCTGTGAGCATCTGGCGACGGGTAACGGGGAGGATGGCGGCGCGCGCTACTGCCGCAAGTGCTGCGGGTGCTGCGGCTTCGATTTCTGCTTCGGTGGGCTGCGGTGACTGCGCCATCCACGTAATCCACGCGCCCGTTTTTTTGTCGTCGTGCGCGTCAAAGTCTACGCCCACCGCGTAACCCATGCCAATCAAAATTGTTGCAACGTCTTGCCTCATAGAACCTCGCAGACAGACAAATACGGGCGCAATCCGGAAGTTGCATCGGTGGACTTTGATCCCGAGCCACCTGATATATTCCACTGCACCCAAAGTTCTACATAATCACCAACGGCCAGTTTCAGGATTGGCGTCCCGTTACTGGTCAGGGTTACGCCCGTCCCGCGATTCCAGTTCCGCCCCAACTCAGAGAAGGCAGAGTCGTTCTTGTAGACGTTCCCGATTACGCGGGTGTCTGCGTTAAGGGCTGCCATATTGGCAAGCGCCGAGATGACGTATTTCCCCGCACGCCTCGCTGTGATCCTGTTGTTTGTCGTTGGGTCTCCAATGTCGCCGACATCGAACAGCGACGAGTCCACGGTCACCCTGGTGTACGTCGCGTGACTGCAGGAGGTTGTGCTGGTTTCTTCCAGTGAGCAGTTGCACGGGATTCGACCATCCTGCTCCACCACCCACGCGCTATCTGCTGTCACGCAGCGCATGATCACCACCTCGTTGGTGATGAACACACGGCTCCACTCTGTGCCTCCAGCAACGCCGTTCAGCGTGTCCGATGTTGCGGCTGTCAGGATCAGTTCGTAAGATGCATTTCCGCCTGTAATCATCACCCCCACGCGGTCGCCCACAGCAGCAACAGCGGGCAGCGTGTAGGTGCGGTCTGCCGTGGCCCATGCAGCCATCGAGCCGACATACATCGTGCCGACAACCATCGTCGTGTTTGCATCAGCAAGCGCGACATGATTCAGCGCCGCCGACTCCAGCCGATTCAGAAACGCCGCCGTAGGCGTAGCCGTGACAATGGCCGCAGTCGTGAACGTGATCGCGCTGCCTGTGCTGCTGTCCTCCAGCGTCCCGCGTGCAAGGCTTGTGCCGCTGTGCGTGTAGACGCAGCCGGTGCGGACCTCCCACGTAGTGCCCTCGGTGATGACG